TTCAATGATGAGTATTGTGAGAAAGTTGATGTGTTGATGTGGGGAGAAAGTGATTCGCTGATACCAAAAGAAACTTGGGAAGTAAATGATTATTTACATACTGCAGTAAAAGAACAAACACCAAAATATGTTAGTTTCTTCGCCACTTGTAAAATGTGGGATGATACTTGGAAAGTTTTAGAACATCCTGATTTTACAGATAAACCATTTGAAGAGAATGATGATGATAAATGGTGGAGTAATCGTTATTGTATGACACAAGAAGAAATGGAAGAGATTAATAACAGAACAGAAGAATTAGATGTACAACAAACATATCAATTAAAATTTAATGGTTGTGGTTTAGTGATTTCATCAGATGTAATTAAGAGTGGTGCAAATATTCCAAAGAGTGTATTCTTTGTACACGAAGATACGGCATTTATGAATAATTGTTACATACACTTTCAAAAACAATTACCACAATATATTATCAAAAATATTTTGTTAGTACATAATAGAAAGTTACCAAACAAAAGAATGTATATCAAAGGACAAGATTTTTCTGATGGAGATATGACCAGAATGAGAAAACAACAATATTGGTTTTCCAACGCAGATAAGATGAGTCAAAAGAATGCATTTAATACTAATATAAATTCATACACATACACTTGGGATGATGTATTTAGGGAGTTCGATAATGAGTAAAAGAAAATGGTTGCCAACATTAGGTGAATTGATTGATAGATTAAGTATTCATCAGTTAAAGGAAATATTTATTCCTGAAAATAAAAAGAACTATGCAAAAGAAATGAATGATATGGTTCACGATATAAATCTAATACTAAAGGAACACAAAGGTGAGATTACAGGTGAAGTAATTAGAGCTATTATAGTTTTATCACAAATGAACGCTCATATTTGGTACAATGAGTCAATGGTTCGTAAAGGAGAAAGAGGTTCTGATAATCTTATGCTCACACACGGACTTAATGGTATAAGAAACACTGCCGTAAACAAAATTATGGAAGTAGTTGGTGGTAGAAAGGACTACAAGATAGATTGTATCGCATCTGAATTTAAAGATTGGGAAGTGAGTTGGGATGTTCCAAGAGACAAGAAGTAGAAGTACTAAAAAATCGATTAGTTGGAGAGTTATTGCGTTCAGTAATTCTTGGATGATATTGGCGTTAGGATTAACAGAATTACCTTTTTGGAACGCTGTGATTATGAATGTAACAGGTATGATTATGTTTTATTTTCACGAAAGAGTATGGAATAGAGTGAAGAGTGGAAGAAATGTACAAGAAAATAGTTGAGTATTGGAAGAATTTAACATTGGTATTGGCGTTACCATTAATGATAGTCAACACAATAATGGATTATTATAATGGTTGGGAAACAAGAACATTAGAGAAACAAGCAGAAGAACTACAACAAAAGAAAGATGATGCGTTCCAATATCACTCACATCATTTTGAAGATAAGTATTGGGTTGGAACAGATAGTGATGGTCAAGAAATAAGAATACTTGAACACCAAAAGGGTGATATAATTATACCAGATAATTTAGGATGGAGTTTTTTAGATGAGTATGATGAAACACCACAAGAAAAGGTTGATAATGTATTAACTAAAGTATTTAAACCAATACAGAATGTAGTGGGTAAAGTTACAAGTTGGTTCAAGTGGCACTTATGGGAAAAGTGGATGGAAAGAAAAAAGAGAAAAGATTTAATTGAAAAGGGAATTAGAGGATGACAAATTTAGTAGTTGCGATAGATGATATACATCCAGAAAAAGGTTGGGGAGTTGAGGGAGATATTCAAGTAGAATATTTACAGAAACTTAATGAAAAATATGGAGTGAAGTTTAATTTATTCACACCAAGTAATTACCATAATAAATTTCCAATCACAAAAGATTTTGTAGATTTTTGGAAACAATACGACTGGATAGAGTTAAGTAATCACGGTCATTACCACGCTTGTAAAAATGAGGGTATTGGTGAAATGGAATTTTATGAATTAAATTATGGTGATGCAACTCAGAGAATACAAGAGTCATTAGATTTATGGGAACAATGTGGACACAAACCAAAAGGATTTAGAGCACCTGGTTGGGGAGTGAACCAACAATCAGCAGATGCAATCAGTAGTTATTTTGATTGGGTTGCAGGACATACTGATATTAATAAAGGTATAAATTGGGGAACTCATTTCTTTGAAGGCTGTGATGGAATACACGAAACAGATAATATAAGTTTATATGGAAATACATTTATGTTTCAATCACATATCAATGGAACACATAACGATAATGTTTGGAATGAGGAAAATTTTTTACATTTTGAGAGAATAATTGAATATTTATTAACAGAGTATGAATTAAATTTCGTAACAATATCAGAGATAAAATGAAAGTTGCATTCTTTTCCGAAATAGGAAATAACGAAAAATATCCAAGAAATTTTCCAAACGCTCGTACAGAGGTGGCGTGGTGTTTGGCGTTAGATGCACCAATGTGTAGTTTAACAAACTTACCTGATGAACACTTTGATTTGGGTATTGTAATTATTCCAAAGAAAAATCCTAATGTTGATTTAGAACACATTAGAAAAGTGTGTGATAAGGTTGCAGTAATGCAAGAGGGGCCACATTGGTATTTCCAAGATTATTCAGTTGAAGAACAATTTCATTATTATAATTGCTTAGTTACTTCTGATTGGGTGTATTGTCATAATGAAAGTGATGTGAATTACTATCTTGGATTAGGTTGTAAAGATGTAAGAGTGATGAGAAGTTTGATGATACCTGCTGGTATTCAAAGTAAATCTGATGAAGAGACTGGTAATGGAATTATATTGGGTGGTAATTTTGTTAGTTGGTATGGTGGATTTGACTCTTATATTGTATCAAGAGATAGTGGAGAACCAATATCAGCAGTTTCAATGGGTAGAAAACAAGAACAAGAAAGTTTAATTGAAGATATAAATTATCTACCTTATATGAGTTGGAGAGATTTTATTTATACATTAGGTAATTATAAATTTGGTGTTCATCTGATGAGAACACACGCGGCTGGAACATTTAGTATGAATTTAGGATTTCACGGCACACCGTGTGTTGGGTACAAAGGATTAGATACTCAAGAGATACTTCATCCACTAACTACCGTGGAAGTTGGTGATTTGGATGGTGCGAAAGAGATAGTTAGAAAACTATCTGAAGATAAAGATTTCTATAAATTATGTAGAGATACTATCAGAAAAAGATTTAGTAGATATTATACAGAAAAAGCTTGGAGATTACATTGGAATTCGAATGGTTAAACTACGATACTGATAAAATAAAAGGTCACGGTTATCAAGATATTTATACAAAGTATTTAGATAGAAATAAAAAAGTAATCGTTGAGTTGGGTAGTAGAAATGGAAGTGCTAATTTATGGTGTGATTATTTCCAAGATGGAAAAATTTATGGATGTGATTTAATTGAGTTTAATATCTTTAATGATAGATTTGAATTTGTAAAACTTGATATGAATAATCCAAAAGATTATAATAAATTACCAGATAATATTGATGTGGTGATTGAAGATGGGCCACACACTACAAAATCACAAATGATATTTTTAAATAGTATTTTACCAAAAATGAACAAAGGTGGAGTTATTATTTTTGAAGACCTACATTGTACAGAGATAGGTAATCAATCAGAAAAAGAATATTTAAAATTTGTAGGTGATTGTGAGATTTCATTAAATGGAATGTTAAAAGAATGGAAAAGAAAAGAGTATAATGAATACAAATATATAAATGGTAAAGATTTTCAATATATAAAAAAACAAATACACTTGGAAAGAGGAAATGAAATTAGATGGAAACAACCAGGTATAATGAAAAAACCAAGTGAAGTAATAGTAATAGAGGTAGAGAAATGAATGTATTAGTAACAGGTGGAGCAGGATTTATAGGAGCAAACCTAATTAAAAGGTTGATTGGTGATGGTCATCAAGTTGTTAGTTTGGATAACTACACTACAGGTACTGAAAAGAATAATATAGAAGATGAGAATGTTAAGTATTTTTATACTGATATTAGAGATGTTTTAGATTTTAATGGATTTTCAGAAAAACCATTTGATATTGTTTATCATTTGGCGGCAGTACCAAGAATACAACCATCATTTGAGTATCCTGAAGCAACTTTTGAAGTGAATGTAAATGGTACATTAAATTTATTATCTTGGTTGAGAACTCAAAATATTCCAATTGTGTATGCAGGTTCATCATCAAGTAATGGAGATATATTTAAAAATCCATATACATTTTCAAAGTTTCAAGGTGAAGAGATAGTAAGATTATATCACAAAATTTATAAAGTTCCAATGGGAATATGTAGATTTTATAATGTATACGGACCTCATCAAGTTACAGAAGGTGAGTATTGTACGGTGATGGGTATTTTTGAAACACAATTCAATGAAGGTAAAGAATTAACCATTACAGGTGACGGAGAACAGAGAAGAGATTTCACGCATGTTTTTGATATCGTGGATGGGTTTGTACGATGTGGTGATTTACTATTAGAAGGTAGAGATAATGTGAATGGTGAAACATTTGAATTAGGTAGAGGTGAAAATCATTCAATCAATGTTATTGCTCAATCATTTGATACAGGATATACTTACATACCTGAAAGACCAGGTGAAATGAGAGAAACACTTTGTACAGATACAAAGGCCAGAGATTTATTGGGTTGGAAACCAGCAATCGATGTATTAGATTATATAGAAGGAGTTAGAGTTTTAAATGAAATTAAAACCAATTAGTTTTATTATTCCATCAAGGAATAACTTAAAATACTTGAAACAGGCATATGAGAGTATAAGAAAGAACCAATCAGTAGAACACGAAATATGTATCGCAGATGATTTTTCAGATGATGGTACAATGGAGTGGGTGTTAGTTCAAATGAAACGAGATAAGAATATCAAGTTTCATAGAAATCACGGTCCAACAAGATTAGGACACACAATTCTATATGATACATTGATTAATGATTATGCGACTCACGATAGAGTTATGATATTTCACGCTGATATGTATTTGTGTCCTAACGCTGATAAATCAATAGATAAATTATTGGAACCAAAATCAGTAGTATCATTAACAAGAATAGAACCACCACTACATCCAGAAGGTCCTGAAAAGATTTTAAAAGATTTTGGTATTGAACCTGAAGAGTTTGAAGAAGAAGAGTTATTAAAGTTTTTATCAGAAGAAGTACATTATGATAAAGGAAGAGGAATTGTAACAGAGGGAATATTCGCACCGTGGGTTATCTTGAAAGAAGATTGGGATTACATTGGTGGACACGACCCTTTATTTGCTCCACAATCAAAAGAAGACTCAGATATATTTAATAGATTTCATTTGGCTGGATTTAAGTTCAAACAAACTTGGGATGGATTTGTTTATCATATGACTTGTAGAGGTAGTAGATTTAAAGATGGTGCCAAAAGAAATCCTGATGGACAAGTATTTATGAAAGGTAGAGAGTCGGATGAATGGCTCACTCAAAACCACAAATCTACAAGAGAGTTTATAAGAAAATGGGGACATTTTGTACAACACGATGAAATGATGAAACCAATAGTTCCACATAAATATGATATTGGATTTGTAGTATATAATTGTACTAAACATTTATTAAGTGAATTAGAGCCGTGGTGTAATAAGTTATATTTAGACTCAAGAGACTCAAACCTAATAGGTGAATATATTACAGATGAACAAAAGATAACTTCATATGATTTGAATGAAAGAGTAAAATTATATGGTACGAGTAAAGTATCTGAACTTCACGATATTTGTGTTGAATTTGATGCATCAAGATTAAATAATGAAAACATTCAAGTGATAACTAATTTATCAGAAATAATAACAGATAGTGGTGAAGTTGGTGAAATGGAATATGATATATTTAAATTTTACATTAATAAGTTAGATACTTATGAGAAAGAGTTAATTCAATTATGACATACTTCATACTACACAAAAGTGAGTCAAAAGAAAACTTAATGTTCAGTAGTAATATATTGGGTGAAGAAAGTTTTGGAAAATTTTATTGGGATGACGGATATACCGCAATGTTAAACATAATCAATAGTGAAGGTCAAGATATAACTGATTACACTATATTAGATGAAAAGGGAACCAAGTACACAATCGAAGAGTTTACAGATGTTGTAACAAATCTTAAGATGCAGAGAAAAAGTACTTGACTCGTATAATAAAAAATTAGTATATTAGGAGTATATAAATGCCAAAAATAGATTGGGAAGAATGGGAAGAACTCGAAGAAGAGGCCTTTCGTGAAAGAATACAACCAAAAGTAAAACCAAAAAGGAAGAAAAAAAGTTATGATGAAGTTAATAAAAGACAAAACAAAATTAATAAGAAACATCCTAATAGGAGTTAGTGTATTATTCTTAATCGGGTGTGAAGACCTGATGGAGTATCCTGATTATTATAATGATGCATCAGGAGATGATGTTTCTTTTACTTGGGATATGAGATTACCTATTGATGAAAATGGATACTACCATTTAGAAATGGATAGATATAATCATCAAACATTACATAGAATGTCTGGTAGGGTAATAAGTACAGAAACAGATAGACCAAGAGAATATTATAAAGTAGGTTGGGAGTCAGATTTATATTGGGTAATAGGTGATACACTTGGGTATGTTGTAAAAGGTGGATATACTGATGATTGGGTTTATGTGGCCTATGATACCGTGTATGTTACTCAATATAGTGGTGAGTTAGTGAGAACAACAAATTGGACATCTTATTCAGACGAAGATGGTATGTTTCATAATATGATAGCTCCAGTCAATACAATGATTGGTGATACATTAAATGTTGGAGCATACGACTCTTGGGGTAATCTTCGAGAAGTGTTCAGTATTGTATTAGATTAAGGAGAAGACATTGAGTTATGTATTAGTAAACAGGTTCGATGAAATAGTTCATACTTGTGAGTCAGAGAGTTTAGATGAGGCCAAGAACTTTTTCATAAGTGTTAAACAAATAGATGAAGAAAAGTTTAATAATTTATGGAAAGTGATGAAAAGAGATGAGTATGATACTAATTTTAAAAATGCGATTAGAGAACCTTCATCAGTAACACCATATCAATGGTGGGAAGAAGATAAAGTTGAAACTGATGAAGCGTTAAATGGTAAAGACGGATTGGGATAGTGGTAGAGATTGATTTACACGGTTACACTTATGATGAAGTAAAAGATAAATTACCAAACAAGGTAATACTTCATTATAATATGGGTAATACACCAATAAGAGTGATTACTGGTAATAGTGAGAAGATGAAAGAGATAGTGAAAGAATGTGTTGAAGAACACGGGTTCACTACTGAAATAGATTGGTTGGGTGGAAATACAGGCTCAATCATCGTAAAATAGGAGATTAAAATGGAAGTATGGATAGCATTTGCGTGTGGTTTATTTGTTGGTACAATTTTAGGGTTTTTAGTAGTAGGTTTAGTTAATATTAATAGAGACCAAAGATTAGAAAGAACCAATGAAGAGTTAGAAGATAGAATAACAGAATTAACTACTTCAAGACAATTACTTAAAGAAGAGATATTCAGATTAAGTAAGAACTATAAACCAAGAAAACCGCAACCAAGAAAGAAAAGAAATTACAAGAAAAAGAATATAAAAAAGTAGAGACTTTTTATACGAAGTTTTGATATATACTATATTTATATGTGTATATAAAATTAAAAGGAACTTCTAATGAATGCCAATGATAGAAAAGAATTTGATTTAATTCATAACAAGATTGATAATATTACACAATCAATCGATGAGATGAAGAAACAAAATGACTCACAACATAGTGAAGTTCATCAAGATATCAAATTTATCAAAGAAAATCTATTCAATCCCCACGAAGGTCTATGGGCTGAAACTAAATTAAATTCACAATTTAGACATGAAACAAAGAAATGGCGTGGGGTAATTGGTACAGGTTTCGTAGGGTTATTAATCACACATATTTGGAATATGTTCAAGGGCACACCTTAAAAAAATCAAAAAAAATCAAAAAAAAGACTTGACTCTTATATATTTTTCTTTGTATATTCATATATGAAAAATAAGGAAAATATAATGAAAAGAAATAAGAAACACACACCTACAAATGATATTGGTTATGGTACTAAAAAACAAGCCCTAACTGATATGAATTTTGATAATTCAGATTTTGATACATTGAATGAACTATTTGTTGATGACAACTTAAATGGTGATATGGATTTTGATGTAATAGATGAAGACTTAAGGTGGGATGATATAAATGAATAATATTCAAAGTGACCCTTTTTGGGAATTATCATATCATATACCACCTGATACAATTTTACTAATGATTGATTTCATTGAAGATTGGGTTGTGAATGAACAACCTGAGATATCGTTGATGGAGGCGTGTTTCCTTACAAATAATATAGGAGTTGCATAATGAATTTAACACTACAACAAATTTTAGATAGATTAAGAGAGTTACAAGGCTCTGCGATGGATGCGTATTATCAAATACCTGAAACAGATGAGAATGAAACTGCTAGAAGTTATTCTGATGGTGTTAGGTATGAGATTGATAACTTGATTGAAGAAGTAGAAAAAATCAACAATCAAGGTTATACCATATCGTGAGTAGAGTAGACTTTCCAAATAGATTAAATAAGGTTCGAAGACAACTGAACCATATATTGAACGACCATAGATATTATCAACCAGATGGTGTAAGAGAATTTACTATCTCGATGTATAACGCGTTTGGTAAAAGAAAGATTACACCTAAGATGGAAATCTCAATGGATAAGATTATCAATAAATACATTGAGTGGCAAAAGAGTGAGAACAAATTAGATAAGTATGAGAAGTTAGAAAGAATAAGAGACGGACAATACAAGTTAAATATCATCAGAACTCTATTGAGTGGTTGTGGTTATCAACCAATGTATATAGTGCGTAGTGAAGAGTTTTTAGACTCAGTAGAAAAACAATTAAGGTTTAATGGTATGTTATCAGTTAAACAAAGAAAAGCATTAAACCAAATGTACAAACGATTTAAAACAAGATGTGAAGCTCGTGGTATCTCGAATGTGAAGATTGAAGAGAAGTTACCAAGTATAGATAAAACAAAGTAAACGCCGATTTTTCTTAACAAAGTTTAAAAAATTTTACATTTTTATTTAATATATTTATATATATTGATAGAGAGTGAAGTATATATTCAACAAAGTTTAAACGATTAGATAATGGGTGGTACACCTTCGGTGACCACCAAAACCATAAATCAAATAAAGGATAGTTGTAAATGAAAAAGTTATTCATAATGTTATTGATGATATTTTCAATTAGTGAATTAAAAGGACAGCCCACCGAGATAATTCCATATCGATTAGTGCCGAGTCAAGATATTGGATATGGATGTTGGTTGGATTTGGAAGTGGTGAGTTTGCCGTATGGTGTGGAGAAAGGTTCGGTTGAAGAGGAAAAGATATATGAAGCTATTGTGAAAAAAGAAGTTGGGGAGATTGGATTTAATGATGTGTTCGTGGTGATTAATAATAAATCATATGTTCTTTTAAAAATCCAAGTACCCGAAACCTTTGATATTGAGCCCCGCGAATGAGTAAGTTAAATAATATAATTAATAATTCATTCGACATACTCATCTCATCGGTGAAAATAGGTGTGAGTTGGAGTAGTGATAAATGGAATGAAATAAAGAGCGTATACTTTGTTGAGAGTAATGTGGATAAAGATGATAAAGATTATATATGGAACGGCGGTGAGACTTTTAGAATTGATGATGATGAAAACACCGAAACACCATATGATGATGTAGTGATAAATTATGATGGTATAATGGAAGAAGTAGAGGAGTAAGAATGATTGAATTAATAATAACAATGTTGTTCTTGGTTGTATTTTATAGATTAACAGTTGAGTTGGATAAGGATATACACAATGGTAATGGATAGGTGGTGTAGTAGACGAATGGATAGTAGAAATATATCTGCTCGTACTATTATAAGAGAGAAGAAAATAAGAAAGCGATTAAAGAAATGATTGAGTTAATTTCAAAATATCTATGGTGGATAGGTTGGTTAGTATTAACACCATTCGTATTGTTTTGTGCAATCGTATATTATATATTGATAACATTCGATAAGTATAAATTTGAATTGGATGATATTAATTGGGATGAATACGATAAGGAGGCGATTAATTAAATGGATGATATGATGATATATTATTTTAGTTTAGCTTGGTTTGTGAATGGTTTTATATTAGGATTAGTGTTAAGTAAGAGTAACTTTAAGTGAAGTATTTGCTACACATAATACTCTTTATTCCCCTATTGATAATAGAGAGAATTAATTATTATATGAGTAGATAATATTTCTGCTCACTTCGTGAGGACTCATTCTGAGTTCTGAGATATATGTACCGATTTTATTTAGGTACTTTCCCCCACAATAACCCACTTTTATGTTTTTTATATATTTATTAGTACACTTAAGTGTATAGATAAATGTGTCGTGAAAAAACAGGAATATAAAGCCTTCATCTACATATCTGACACTTTGTCATATATGGAATTATTTATACCTTAAAGTGTTGCATTAAATGAAAATGCAGTGTGTTATACATTAATATAGGAAATATTAAGCAAAATGTCAAGTAAAATCATTATAAAAAAACAAAAAAGAGGTCGTCCAAGTAAATCATTTACTTTTAATCAAATCAATCACGCTATTGAATCCACACAATCGATGAAAATGGCCTCTGAATATCTGAATATATCGTATGAATTATTCAAAAAATGGGCCAAAATACACGATTTATGGAACCCATTAGAAACGAATAAAGGGATAAAACAGCGTAATAGAAGTAAATTTCGTCCATATGATTTGAAAAAAATACTTGAAGGAGAGAACCCATCACCATATCGAGAGACTGTGTTGTTAAAGAA